GTAGAACATATATATATATATATTTTATATATATGTTTTAAGCAATTATTGCATATAAAAATTTATATTACTTTATTAATAATATTACTTTATTAATAATATTACTTTATTAATAATATTACTTTATTAATAATATTACTTTATTAATAATATACTATATATTTATTTTTTCAAATTTCATATTTTTTTCAACATATCTCTTACTTTCATTAAATTATAAAATACAACTGGGGGACTACCTCTTGAAAAATGCACTAACTTTGCATTTTTCGTTGCCATAAGCATATTTTTCAAATCCTTATTTTGACTAAATTTAGCTTTCATAGCATCAAACATAACGGTTTTATGATCACCATTAAAAAAATGTGGGTCAATTTCAATATTTTTTGCTCGCACACGTTCCTTTCTATAAATACCGGTCTTTCCTCCCGCTGCTTTCGCCATTACTGGGTCTTTTGATAATTCACTTTCTGATTCAACTGCAAATTCATTATAAAATCTAACATTATTAACTTTAAATTTTGAACCTTGATAATAATGTTCAACTGACATCCAGTTCAATCCATTTAGTTCAAATTGCTCGATCCAAAAATTAGACAATTTTTTTCTCCATTTTGGTATTCTCGCCAATTCACTATATTCTTTATATTTTTCCAAAGGCATTTTTTCACCAGACCCTTTCCCTGGCAATGGTTTATCGGATGATTTTGAATAAAATTGTAACACAATACTATCATCAAATAAATCGTCATTAATATCCAATAAATTTTCTCCTTTGGATATCATTTCACTACCCTTATTTGCATGTTTTTTAAATTCTGGAATAAAAGAATATATACCTGAGTTTTTTTCAAGACATTTTTCACTAATATATTTCACTAATTTTTTTTCTAATTCTTCAAATTTTAATGCACCAGTGCTTTTATACGTTATTAATTTATAATGTAATCCCGTATAAGATAATATGATATAATAATCGGGATTAAATACCCTTTTTTTCTCTATTTCCTTATCAACCATATCCCCACATTGCACAACATTTACCGTACTATTATCCTCATATAATTCTTCTGATAATAATATAAATTTAACATTTAGTTCTTTTTCCAATAACGAAATCGCCCATGAATTTCCCCAAAATGTTCTTGTTAATAATATTTTTTTAAAATCTTCTAATGTTTTTATTTTTTTCATAAATACAAAATCATTCATTAATTCTTTGTGCAATAAATAATCATTTTTCAATTGAAAATGTTTGTCTGATAATTTTTTACCCATTTCAATAACTTTGTTTTTTTGAACCCTATCAACATTACTATTAAGTATAGATTGTAAGTTTTTATTTTCATCTTTTAGTTGTGAAATATGATCCCTTGTTAATTTCAAATTATCATCTATAAATTTATAATTTTCCATATATGCATCAAAATCATTTTTAGTTGCCATATCAGAAAGAATTTTTCTCATTTCATATACTTCCATTTTTTTTCCTATAGTTTTCAGACCATCTCTAATACTTGAAAATAAACAATCGCCATTTCCTTCATTATCTACCATACCATATTCACTTGATTTCATATATTTATTTATCCAATTGTCTTTTTCAACTACATTATAAAATTGTCCTGAATCTACATCCATATCACTATCACTTTCATCGGTATTATCCTTATTATCCACATCATTATCCTTATTATCCACATCATTATCCTTATTATCCACATCATTATCCTTATTATCAATTACACCTTCACCTTTAATATTTTCCATATCAAAAAAACTATATAATAATGGTTCTCCCATATTGGTTATATCAGTATCACCATCTGAATCTAACAAATTTTCAATTTGATTTGATTCAATTTCATATAATCCAATTTGATGATCTACCTTATCATTTTTAATATAATAAATCGGAAAAAATATAATATCTTCTTCGATATATTTATATTTTGCTTGTCCGACTGCTATTATAATACTTTTATTATTTTCTAATTCATATTCAAACAATGGTGCATCATAAGATTTATCTTCATTGTATAAATTACGATTTTCAATATAATTAATATCATCTTTTAAAATTGATTTAACCATTTATATAGTATTAATAGAATTATTTATTTTAAATATCAACTAAAATATATTGTTTAAAAAAATCATCACTTTTTAATTCACTAACATAAAACCACAACATTTTTCTACGTTTAATTATTTCAATATTACATATTTCACCTTCATATAATAAAATATTTTCAATTATTTCATCCTTTTTTAATTTTCTTTTATTTAAACCATAATAATCCATTATTTTCCCCAACATTTTAACTGTATAATTATCATGATAATTTAAATGGTGTGCAAAATAATTATTTTCTGTTACTAAATCATCTAGATTTTCCATATTATCTAGATTATTCATAATACCCATAGAATCATAATTCATACCATCATCACTTTCATTTGATTTAATATCTCTGTATTCATTATTTAAACTATTAACTAAATCACTAGTAAATTCTTCCATATTTTTAGTATTTTCATTATTTTTTTCTTTTATTTTATAATACACATTATTACACGTCATTGTATATATAAAAAAATAATGTTTAATACAATTACTTAGATATATTTTATTATTACATTATTAATCATAACTAATGTTTTTTCAAAAAACTAGTTTATTTAAACACTTTTATATTATAAATAATAAATTAATAGGCTCGATATCATTTTCAAATTTAATGAATGAATATATTGTTATACCAAATATACAGAGGATTCGCGATAATAATAAAGTTGATTCAATTGTTGAATATCAATCCAATTATTTCAAAAAAAAACAATGTTTTAATTTTCAAGGATTAATTAATATTCATTGTTGTTCTGAAACCAATAATAATTATTTAGTTGATGGGCAACATCGGTATTTTTCTGTTAAAAAATTAATGGAAATATATGGAGAAGAACATTACATTGACATTGAATGTATATGTGTTAGTTCTATTAACGAACTTAAAGTAAATTATATGTTAATAAATAAAAATACACAATTACCGGAATTTAAAAATTATGATAACAAAGATGTTGTTGATCAAATATCATTATATTTTTTTCAAAATTATCCAAAAATATGGGCACAATGTAAAAGACCTAAAAGGCCTTATATAAATAAAAATCATTTTCAAGAAGGAATTGAGTATTTATATGCAAATTTAAAAACGAATTTAAAAAATAATGAATCAGTTATAAATGCCCAATCTTTAATTAATATTATTGAAAATAAAAATCAAAAAATGAAACAATGGCCAATTCAATCATATGAAAAAAATATTAGAAAAATCAAAAAATGGCCTGAATATATTGAATTAGCAAATATTCACGGGTTTTATTTGGGTATGTATTCAAATATATCACAAGACTTTTGTTATAAATGGATACAAGAATTAATACAAGAAGAGACCGGTATAATAATTAAAAAAAAAACTATTAAATCAAAAAAGAGTATACCTAAAAAAATAAAGGAAGATGTATGGGACAAATGGGTCGGTGAAAATGAAGGTATTTCTTTATGTTATTGTTGTAGAAAAACAAAATTAAGTAAATCCAACTTCGTTTGTGGTCATGTGTTATCTGAGAACAATGGGGGTACAATTTCAATAGATAATATGAGACCAATATGTAATTCTTGTAATTTATCAATGAAAACGAAGCATATGTTTGAGTATATAAAAAATTATTATCCAAATAATGTTATTGCATTTAAAACTAATAAACCACCAATTATTAAATCAAAAAAAAATTGGTTTTTTTAATATATTAATTAACAATCATAATATATTAAATTATTCATTTTCTTCTATAAATTCAATTATATCCATAAATTTAAATATAATTTTACTTGTTAAACCATCATAATCCTTTGATTTATATTCTGAAACAGTTTCAAATATTTCGTATATATCATCCCAATCATCGTCCATTATTAAATTTTCATAACAATTTGTAATCAATATATAAATCCACTCTATAACTTGTTCATTTGCGTGTTTTTTTTCAACATTATTTATATTTTGTTGTACTATAAAATTAACAAAATGTTCAAATAATTTAAAAATATCATCTCCCGAAATCATATTATTTAATAATAAATTGGAATAAAAACCAATTGTAGATTTTTTCCTTTCGTTTTCTTTATTATTATCACAAAATTTATCATAATCAACATTTGGGTCATAAAATTGTATTGAATCCGAAAATTTATATAATTCATAATATTCCTTGTTAATTTTTTCTTTCATAATTTTATTTGTTTTAGATAAATTATAATACATTTTTGCATATAAATCACTATTAAAAGTACTTTTTGTTATAGTATCATATATTGAATTCACTATTCTATTCATATGAATTTCGTTATTAATAAGATTATTGTCATTAAGGATTTGTAATACATTATTAAATTCTTTATCATATGTATTTTTGCTAATTTTATTAATATGACCTCTTATTTTATTAACTATTTCTTCAATACCTTCTTTTTTTTCAATAGTCGTTACCTTAAAATCCCTCATTATTTTCCATTCATCGTCATTAATCTGTTTCCGTTTTTTTTTATAATGTTGTCTTTTTTTTTCAAAATTCGGTGTTTTAATATAACTATCATCACCAACAAGTTTTGCTATATTTTTAACAATATCTAATGTTGTTTTGTCCAAATCATATGAAAATCCCTGCATTTGAATTTTATTAAATTCAATTAAACTATATTGCATCATATTATATAAAATTACAAATATAATATTTATATCAATTTTATATATTAATTATCTATAAAATACACTTAAAACCATAAATAGATAATATACAATGAATCTAAATTTACAAAACATAAAAGATAACCAAGATAACCAAGATAAAAAAGATAACCAAAATGAAAAAGATAAACAAGATAACCAAAATGAAAAAGAAGGGATTGTTAAAAAATATATACCATCTGAAATAAAAGAATGGGATGATGCAGAAATGCTACAAAAAAACTTACTTAGGGGAATCTACTCCTATGGTTTTGAAAAACCGAGTCCCATACAAAAAAAGGCTTTATTGACAGTTATTGACGGGAAAGATACTATTGCGCAAGCACAATCAGGAACAGGGAAAACAGGGTGTTTCACCGTTTCGGTATTGCAAAAAATCGATTTAACTCAAGATACAACACAAGCGTTAATTCTATCACCAACACATGAATTGTCTTATCAAACAGATGCAGTATTAAAGGGTATAGGATCACTAATGAAAGGATTAAAAACACATGTATTGGTTGGTGGTACAAGTGTAGAAAAAGATATAGATATATTGAAAAACCATACACCTCATATTATTTGTGGATGTCCGGGCAGAACACATGATTTGCTTCGAAGGAAACACCTTAAAAGGGAAAATATTAAAATTATTATTTTAGACGAGGCAGATGAAATGTTGAATTTCGGTTTTAAAGATCAAATATACAACATTTTTGCATTTCTACCATATAATATTCAAATATGCCTATTTAGTGCAACTATGCCAAGGGATTTGTATTCATTGACCGATAAATTTTTGAGAGACCCTGTTAAAATTTTGGTACAAAAAGAACAGTTGACATTGGAGGGTATCGCGCAATATTTTATTGCATTGGAAGATGATAATAGTAAGTATGACACACTTAAGGATATATATAATACAATATCAATGTCTCAATGCATTATATATTGTAATAGTGTTAGAAGGGTACAGGATTTGTATGAAGCCATGAAGGGTGACGGTTACCCGGTGTGTTGTATATATGGAAGTATGGATAAACAAGATCGTAATGATTCATATAATTCATTTAAAACAGGTTCATGTCGCGTATTAATCTCATCGGATGTTACGGCAAGGGGGATTGACATACAACAAGTTAGTACAGTTATTAATTTTGATATTCCAAAAAGCGTTCATACATATCTGCATAGAATTGGTCGAAGTGGTCGTTGGGGGAGAAAGGGGGTGGGAATTAATTTTACTACAAAAAGAGATTTTAGAAAAATGAAAAATATAGAGGATCATTACCAAACACAAATACGAGAATTGCCTAGTTCATTTATACAATGATCACTGTTAATTATTACGTTTATTACATTTTATTTAAATAAAATATTATTAAAATGTCAAGTCAAAATTCTTTTAAATTACCAATAGAATATTTAAAAGATAAAATAAAACTAGACGATCAATTAAAAATTGATTTTGACTATAAAAATATATATAATATTTTATTTAAAACTAAAGATAGATATACTGAAAAAGTGAAAGATAATTGGGGCAAATATTATACAAATAACAAACATTATCTTAAGAGTACTCAAAAAATAATAAAAACAATGGATATTTCATTAAACAATACAATAATAGAAGATGCATATAATATTATAAATGATTTTGATAATGAAGATAATTTTCTTAACAAATATAATTATATTAATATAAATTTATTAAAACAGTTTAATCAAAATATTCATGTATTACAAGGAATATCAACATATAAATTGATGTCACCAATTCTCTCTTTGATGTTACCAATATTGGTTTTAATTTTCCCTTTTATTCTTATGAAATTAAGAGGTATAGATATTTCTGTCGAAAATTATATTCAATTACTTAAAAATATTGTTTCGAAATATTCAATTGGGAAACTGTTCACGGATTTTTCATCTCAAAATTTAACAAAAAAAGTATATATCGTATTTAGTGCTTTTTTTTATTTATTTCAGATATATCAAAATTGTAAAACATGTTTATTATTTTATAATTACATACGAAAATTTAAGGAATACATAACAAAAATACAGCGATTTATATTACATATTGATAATACCATGAATATATTCATATCTAAATATCAAAAGTTGAAAGGATATAGAAAATTTATTAAATCATTATTAATTCAAAGAGAGAATATTAAAATATTTAACATAGAAATTGAAAACATTGATATTTCAGATGATAATAAAATAAATTTATCAACAATTACAAAAATTGGATTGTTAATGAAAAGTTTTTATAATATATATCTTAAAAAAGAAAATGTCGACATGTTTGAATTCTTATTTAAATGGTGTGGATTTATTAAAAATATGAATGATATTAAATTATTGCATATTGACAAAACCATTAATAATGCGAAATTTAATACTAAAAAAACCGAATTATGTAATTTTTATTTCCCACCATTATTGTTATTGGAAAAACAAGCAAAAATAGTCACAAACAATGTTAATTTAAATAATAATTTTATAATAACAGGACCCAACGCGTCAGGTAAGACAACTATTATAAAAGGTATTGGTATTAATATTTTATTATCTCAACAAATTGGATTTGGATTTTATGATTCAGCATCAGTATATTTGTATGATAGAATTCATTCTTATATAAATATTCCAGATACATCGGGAAGAGATAGCTTATTTCAAGCAGAAGTTAAAAGGTGTAATAAAATAATTTCAGATATAAATAAATATAAAAGACATTTATGTATTCTAGACGAATTATATTCGGGTACTAATATTTCGGAAGCTATAGCGTGCGGATATTCATTTATTGAATATTTGAATAGAAATAAAAACGTAAATATGGTATTAACAACACATTATTATAAATTATGTGGTTTAGTTGAAAACAATAATAAAAATAGTGAAAGAAAAAAAGTATTGAATAAAGGAATGGATGTTGTGGATAATAATTATACATATAAATTAAAAAATGGAATTACTAATATTAAAGGAGGAATTCAAGTATTAAAAAAAATTTCATATCCAAATGAAATAGTTAAAAATGCATTAAAAATAATGAATGATTTATATGAAATTTAAATAATCTATTCGTTTATATTTTAAAGAATAAGTGTTATTTATATTATAATAAAGATGTTTGGTAATTTTTTAACACCAGTAATTTTAGTAATTTTATTTGCAACATTATGTCTTTTAGCATACACTGTATATGTTTTAAAACGAAATTTAAATAATTTAAATCAAAATGTATTAGAACATTCGATGATATTACAACAAGTATTAAGGGATGACACTGTTTCAAATGAATTAAATAATAATAATAATAATACAATTGAAAATAGTGATAATAATACAATTGAAAATAATGACAATGAAACGGTTTTAAATAATAAAATTGTTGTGTCAGATAATGAAAATAGTGATAGTGACAGTGACAGTGATAGTGACAGTGATAGTGATAGTGACAGTGACAGTGACAGTGACAGTGACAATGAAGATAATGATGAACGTGACAACAATGTTGATTCATCAAGAAAAATATTATTAAGTTCGAATTTAGAACATTCAGTTGATCAATTTGGAGGACAATCAAACGAAGAAGATAGTGATAGTGATGACGAAGATCAAGATGACGATAAACATGGATTAATGAATATTGCAAATCATTTAAATGTCATGAATGAAGATGCGGGTATGAAATTAGAATCGGTTGTTGTAAAAAAAAGTAACGATGATAATACATTAGAGAAACAAATTATAGAAAAACTATACGAGGATGCAACTTATAATTTGGGTGAATTAACACTTGATGACAGTATTGATGTTGAACCAGATGAATCTATGACGTTAAATAAAAAACAAGAAACAAATTATAGTAGTAGCAGTGACAGCATGGGTTCTGATTCAGAAAGTGATACTGATGAATTAGATGAAAGTATTCAACATAAAGAGCAAGATACGAATAAAAAAATAGTTGAAATGCCAAATGACACATTGGATGGAAATTCAAATATTGAAACAAATTTTAAAAAATTAAAAGTAAGTGTTTTAAGGGAAATGGTTTATAATAAAAAATTGGTTGATTCAAAGAACAAGGCAAAAAAACTTAAGAAGGATCAACTAATTAATTTATTAACAGCTTAAAATATATATTATTCGTATATATTATATGAGTTTAAATAAATTTGATTCAAGTACTTACGATATTAATAATTCATCAAAATACTTGTTTTTTAAAAATAACGAACCGATAAACTTTAGTGGTGCGAAAAACAATATTATTAAAAATAGTAATGCTGTAAAAAGTAATGCGGATTATAGAAAATATTTAACAAATAATGCAAATAAGATTATAGAAAATAATTCTTTGTTAGCACAAAAAGAGTGTGGTTATTCAAAAAACTTGCTTCAATTGCCAAAATTAAAAAAACAATTATCACCATATGTTTATACAAAAGATAATATTAATAATATGTTAAAACCAGAAGGTTATGAAAATAGTGATTTAAAAGAAGATTTTATTAATACACAAAAAAGAGAGATGAATAAAAAATCATATACTTTATGATTTTTTTGGTATAAATTTATATATATTATATAATCTATCATAAATTATATAATATGAAAATATTGAGTATTGATGTTGGTATTAAAAATTTAGCATATTGTTTATTTGATATTAAAAATAATAAAACGTATGATATCATTTCATGGGGTGTTACAAATATTGGTAATACAAATAAAGAGTATAAATGTTGTTCAATAATAAAAAAACAGAAAAAAACAACAAATAATATATGTAATAAAAAAGCCAGATATGAAAAAAACAACAAATATTATTGTAAGACACATGCAAAATGCGGTGTTTTTTCGCTACCAACACAAGAACTAAGTATATCAAAATTAAATAAAATTAAAAAAATGAAACTACAAGATTTATATAAAATAATGTATGATTATGAAATACCACACGTTAAAAATGTTAAAAAAATTGTTTTAGTTGATCAAATAAAAAAATATGTAAATGAAAACTTTTATAATTATATAGAAAAGAAAAAACCAAGTAATTCACCAATTAATTTAGTAACACTTGGTGTTAATTTAAAGAGAGAATTTGATGTACTTTTTAAAAATCACGATATTTCAAATGTGTTAATAGAAAATCAAATTGGCCCATTAGCAAATAGAATGAAATCAATTCAGGGTATGATAACCCAATACTTTATAATGAATAATATTACAAATATAGAATATATTTCCGCAATGAACAAATTAAAACTATTTAATATTAAAAACAAACTGAATTATATCGAAAGGAAAAAAATGGGTATATCATTAACATTACAAATACTCAATAAAGAACAATTTAATAAAGAGTCACTCAATATTTTTGAAAATAGTAAAAAAAAAGACGATTTAGCGGATAGTTTTCTGCAATGTATTTGGTATTTAAAAAGTAAAAATTTGATTAATATGGATATTTCAAAATTAAATATATAATGCGGATTACTTAAAATTATTTGTTCTTGTTTAATCATAAATGAATAAGTTAAATGAACCCGAAATTATTGAATTAAATGCTTCAGAAACAATATCATTAAATATTAATGATAATAAAGAAATTAAAGAGATTAATACACAAAAGATGGCTATAGACGAAAAACCATCTGTTAATTTTGGAGGAGGTTTAGAATTTTTAATGAATAAAAAAATAGATGTAAAAGACAATAAAGGTACTATGGATAACGATTTAAAAGATTTAGATGAATTGGAGAAAGATTTAAACAGTTTGTCTGAAAATTTAAAAACAGATAATGCTCCTAATTTAAATGTATCATTTAATGATTCAACAAAAGTAAATTTAAATTCATTTGATTCGAATGTCAAATCAAATACAAATGGCTATACAGTTGGACAAGTAGGATCCGCGACAGCATCTGCTATGAAAGATAAAAAAACATGGGATGGGTTTGGAAAGTTTAACAATGTACCAATTAATAATAAAGGAAAGACCGAACCAACCCTATCTAAAAAAGAGGAATTAAGTGAGAAGTTTAAATATTTAAAAAAACTTGAAAAAATAGAGCGCAAAGGTATAACATTATCACAAAAATATACAATGGATTCTAAACTAGATGAAATGAAGGGGGAGTACGAACTAATTGTATCTGAAAAAACCAAAAAAGACAGTGTTAAATTTCAAGGTAGAATGTTAATGGCATGTATTACTGGATTGGAATTTTTAAATAATAAATTTGACCCATTTGATTTAAAATTAGATGGCTGGTCTGAACAATTAAACGAGAATATAGATGATTATGATGATATTTTTTCTGAATTACATGAAAAATATAAATCTAAAGCAAAAATGGCACCAGAATTGAAATTGTTATTTCAATTGGGTGGTTCAGCTGTAATGCTCCACATGACCAATAGTATGTTTAAGTCTTCTATACCTGGTATGGATGATATCATGCGACAAAATCCAGAGTTGATGAAACAATTTACACAAGCGGCAGTGAATACAATGGGACAACAACAACCTGGATTTGGTAATTTTATGAATGATGTAATGGGTGGTAGACAAGATGATCCTACTATTATACAACGAGGACCACCGCCCCCACCAGTATCAACAAAAAAAGAGCGTACATTAAATGCAAATCCAAATATGAAAAATATTTCTGTTAGTCAAATGAATATGAATGCCGGTGTAAGTGTTAATGACCAATTTTCAAAAACACATTCTCAACCTTTAAAATCTAAAAATAGAAATAAACGTCAAGAAATGAAAGGACCAAGTGACATCGATAATATATTATCAAGATTAAAAAGTAAAAAGGTTGATATGAAAAAAAATAAACCAAATAGTAGTACTATTAGTGTTGAAGATTTAAAAGAAATGTCTAATGTAAAAATGCCTAGAAAAAGTTCTAAAAAAAGGAGTAGTAGAAACACTATTAGTTTAGATATTTAATATATTTAATTATATAAATGTTAAAAAATATAATTAAACGTAACATATTACATAAAAACTCATTGAAACATATTCGTTTTTTTAATGATGAAAAATTACCATCTGTAAGAAGTAACAACAATTATATTGAAAATTATAATATTACTATCGGTTCAAAAAGTGAGTTAAAAGAAGACAGAATTAATGTAACCAAATGTAATTATAATTTAAATAAATATGATAATAGACCTAAAAAAAATAAATAAATATTATAATATTTTACAATATAAAATATTATACAATTATTATTATTATGAACAATTGTATAATATGCTTTAAAAATAAAAACGATATGATAGAATTGACATGTAACCATGAATTTTGTTTTAAATGTTTAAAAACAGGTGTATCAACATATAATTTAGAAAAATGTCCATTATGTAGACAAATAATAATTGATAAAGATATTATATATATTCAGAACTATAAAAAAAAAACAAATATAATTAAAAGAAATTATATTACAAGACACAGTACTTTAAATCATAAAAAAAAATATATAAATGAAAATTTGCGCAATTTAGCATTACAATTTAAATGGAATAACCATAATAGAAAAATAAATATTAAATACAATATAGGGATTTTAGAAGATATGTGCATTTTTATCTATAAAAATGCTTGGTATATAAAAAAAGATAATGAATTACAAGAAAACGACGAAGAGCATTATATTTATAGCATAATTCGTTGTGTAACAGGTTTTACAAAAACATATAAATGGAAAAATGGTAATATATGGCTTTATAAATTTAAAGAAGCCAAATTAATCGAATAATTCAATGATATTCAATGATATTCAATGATATTCAATGATATTCAATGATATTCAATGATATTCAATGATATTCAATGATATTCAATGATATACTATTATATATAGATAATATATAATGAATTCACAACAAATTCAACAATTTTGTAATTATTTAATTAATTTGGAAAACCGTGTTTCTAAATTAGAAAGCAATATGAAAAGAAAATCGACAATAAACGAAAATATATCTATTAAATTACACCCACAAAGTAATAATATTAAAAAATCAATGAATATGACAAGAAAAAACATGTTAAAATCATCAAAAAAAAAGTCAAGAAAAACCGGTCGTAAAGTAGGGAGATTTACAGTATATGATGATTAAATATAGATATCAACCTATTATTATATACAATATGAATAATATAAATAATATATAAAAAATGAATGTCATAACTGTTTTTACATGAGATACAATATTACGTAGAAAATTATTTGGTTCATTCATATTTTCATCTATATAATCATCATCAATGTCAATATTACCTGTTTGTTTACTTAACATGTTATATAAAGTATCAATAGGTTTAGGACATATTAAACATTTTTCACTTTCTTTTAACCATTCATTTAAACACGTAATATGAACAAAATAATTACAACTACAATCTTTTTTAACTGTAATATTATGTACATTATCAAACATAATATTATTTTTATCAAATACATCAAGACATATTATACAAGAATCCTCATTATTATACGTATCATTTATCTCCATTAAAAAATCATTATACAGTTTTTGAACAAATTCATTTGAAAAATCGATAATATGATTATTATCAATAATATTGTTTTGTAATTTAATCTCTATTTCATTAATGGCAATATTTTCTTGACTTTCATTAATATTATTTGAATGAAAAAAATATTCTGTTTCAGAATAATTTTCATTTGATGAAATATTTTCAAATGGATTAGTATTAGTATTAGTATTTGTATTAATTGGTACGAGATTCATTATATTAAATATATAATAATTATTATATATTTATTTAGCATAATTAATTAAAATACATTTAATATTTAAAAATTTTATTGATATATAAGTTATATGAATTATTCAAATCTTGCAGATTATATTCAATTAATGAATGAAAAAAAAGTTGATATTGAATCAACCATTAAAAAAGATGCCAAAGATGTTATTATTGTTGAAAAAAATATCAAAGAATTAAGGGAATATATGAA